GTAGCATCATCCAGTAAAACAGGGCGGTTGCCAGTAAAGTCACCACTTGGGCCAAGTGTGCGAGTGATCTGACCCGCAGGCCATGTGTACATTTGATCTTGAGTATTAAATACAGACAAGCGCTCGGTATTCCACGAGTCAATCATCTGATTTAACGCAGTCAGTGCATCTTGTGATGTTGCTGCGGATGGCGTTTCACCTTCGGCTAACACACCAAGCAGCCGAAGCGCTCTGTTGATTTGATCGCCAGCGGTGTAAGTAGCCATAGTTAAATCCCTTCGGTTGCGGTCTCAGTTTCTACTTTGCGAACATATTTGCGCTTTGTTCCCAGTGCATTCACAGGGGCCGCATCTTCGGATTCCGAGGGCGTATCCAGAGTATACCGTGTCCAGCCGTTTGTTTCATCATAAACGGCCTCAAGTTCCATAGTGGCAACTTTGCGTCCGTGAACGGGATGAGAAAGATAAATGTTCATAGGAAAAAGGGGGTTTTTACGCCCCCTTTTATTTTAGGCAGTAATGCCTAAGTTTTTCAACGCAGTGCGAAGTGCGTTAATGGCGGTTGCCAACTCAGTACCAGTTGCGGTATTGGTGACAGCCGTAATTGCAGCAGCTTGAGCAATCGGGGTAGTACCGTAGAAACCAGCAGTTCCTCCAGTCTTACCTATGATTGCCCCATCCAATTGCGGGTCTTCATACGCAACGCCAATAGATTTACTGTTTGTAGCCATGATTTATTCCTGTTAAAAACAGGGGCCGAAGCCCCCATTAAGTTTAGGCAACACGATACAAAGACCAAGCATTGTCGCCACTCTTACGAGCGCGGAATGTTTGAGCAGTGCCAGCAGTTGCAATAACAGTAGCTAGGCCAACAATAGTCCAACCTGTGCCAACAGCCAAAGTAATCACACCAGAACTAGAACCGTCCACATTGATGACTGACATATCAAACGACACACCAGCTTTAGTAGCCGAAGGTAGTGCAGCCTCAAGGTCAGCAACAGTAGGCAACGTGTAGGTAGCAGCAGAAGTGCCGGGACTACCAAGCAAGATGCCATTAAGCACTTGAGCAGCAGTCAAAGTTGCAGTTGCAGTTGCAGTTGCAGGTGCGGGGATTACGGTGAAATCGACTTCATTGATGTTGCCATCGCCAAGTTGATAGCCGCCAGAACCATTAGGGAGAGCCATGATAAATTCCTTAAAAAATATTGATACAAGAAACGGGGCCGAAGCCCCATTTGATTAACCCCAGATACGGCAAGCCATCTGTGGACGGATGGTGCTAAAGCCATACAGTACGTCAATACGGCAAGGCATTCTGTCATTATTTATGTCATATTGCCTAATCACACGGAGGGAAATTCCGTTATGAACTGCGCGAGCAGCCATATCAACCCCGGACGGCAGCAAGAGATCTGCTGTTGCGAAGGTTATTGCGTCCTTGTGGTAAACAAGATTCTGTGCATAAGCAGTAGAAGCAGTGCCTACAAAGGTTACAGTGCCGCCAGTTGCAGGCAACACATCCATAGTAGCCAAAGCACTATTTGCAGAGTACATAGGAGCAACGGTCACAGTCCAAGTACCAGACACAGCAGTGGCATCAGCCAAGGCTACGAATTGGAACAAAGAACCAGTGGTTTCACGGGTCTGTGGGTTGACTGCATTGCAAGCACTGATAGTGAACACGTCACCAGCTTTGATGGTGGTAGTCACAGAGGCTTGTTCCAACAAGATAGTTGATGCACCTTCGGAAGTAACGCCGGGGGTCTTAACCAATGTAGAAGCAGTTGCGCTGCGTGAACCAGTAGTGTGTTGCTTGATAGACTGAGACATATTGACTTCATCAAAGCCCAATACGCCAGCGCCCATCATGCCGTTCTTGAATTGACGGCTAACGGTATCTGTTGGATTAAACAGACCCTTCATGCCTTCAACCAAGCCAGCGTTAGCAGCAGGGTTTACGGTTGCGTAACGTGGGGACATCACAGCAGCGTTTTCGTTCAATTTCTGTTGGGCTTGCAACAAGACCAAAGAAGTTGAAGGAGTAGTGCCGGGTGTTCCAACGGTGTTACCGATGGTTTTGTACGCATTAGCAACGTCAGCATCAATGGAAGATGCCAATTGGCTGATACGAGGCTTGAGAACACGCTCTGCAAAGTCATCCAATTGCATGGTCAATTCAGCAGATGTGAAGTTGACACCAATATGCTTTTGGCTGTTTACAGACAATGTGGTGTACTGTTCGTTGTCGTCTTGCACTTGCAAGGCAGCACCGTCAGTGACCAAAGCGCGGTCGGGTAAACGGATACGCAAGGTTGAACCGATCTTCGCACCTTCAACAGCAAAGCTGTCATCGTACTGGCGGTTTACATTGCGGGTCAAAACAAGGTTGTTCTCAAGAATTTCGAGAGCCTTGCGGGTGATCATGTCGATCGTTAGGATACTGTTTGACATTTTAAAAGTCCTTAAAAAAGTTAGCGGTTAGCCTGTGACTGCCACTTTTTCATCTGTCTTGCCCTGTCAGCCGCAATCCACTCCGAGGTTGTCATGCTCTTGATAGAGCGTGGGTCGGTAGTGTCAAGTGCTGGTGATCCAGAGGATCGGGCATTAACTGGCGAAATAGGTGCTGGCGCAGACGTTGATCTTTTCACCGGAGGGTCAGAAGCTAATTTAGCCTCAATCTTTCCGATTTCCTTTGCCTGACTGAGTGGCGACATTCTGGAAATACGGTCTGCTTCTTTGGGGTTAGTCCCAAGCCAATAGGCTAAGTCGGGGCCAACATCCGAAGATTGGATCGTCTCTGCCATCACATTTGTGATTGTCAGCTTGGGGTTATACGCAACTTGTTCAAAGTCCTCGTATTTGCTCCGCGCTTCTTCCTCACGCTCGTGATAACTTTCAAGAACCTGCGATTGCTGCTTGGCGGCTTCTCGTCTAGCGATCAATTCTTCAGCCTTTGAATAGGCCAATGCTTCCGCATAGGCTTCGGGGCTTTCAAACTGGTCAACGGTTGCCGTTGGTGCAGCTTTCATCACCTGCGTTTCCGCTTGGCGATTTGCTTGCTCTCGTTCCCATTTACGTTGCTCTCTTGCGAGGCGTTTACCAATTGCAGCATCAAGTTCCTCTTGCGAGAATGACTTGCTAACTACCTCTGGTGTCTCCGGCGTAACTTCTACAACTTCCGGTGAGGCCGTCTCACTTGGTGTTGGCACGGAGTCAACTTCCGCTAGGTTTTGGACTTCTTCAGTCATTTCAATGAATCCTTCGATTCCCCAGTGAACCTCGCTGGTACGGTTTTTACAAATATATCAGATATTTCGGTTATGCGCTAATTTCAACCCAAGATAATGTTGCCTCATCCCATCGGTGCATACCACTCACGGGCATAGGCGTTGGAGCAGACCATTGGCAAGTTTCTTCTACCAAAGTCCAACTTGGGAATGGTTGCGGTGCAATAAACGCATCACGGCCTAAATCGTAGGTGTAACCAATTCCAGCGTAGTTTTTGCGGATGTTGCCGTTGTACGAGGTGCGTACACAAATTTGATTGCGGATTTGGCCATAAAACAGTTCCCAATCTTGGGACATATCAGTCTCATCTTTGCCAACAATCACTTCTGTAACGATGTCGTTGTCATCTAAGAATGCGTAGTGTGCCATTAGAAAGTCACCGTTCCTGTTCCTGCGGTAAAGGAATAAACCTTGTAACCGCCCGAAGTTACTGGGCCTGAGTAAGTCAACCCGCCGCTAATGGACGTAATATTAGCAAAGGTGTCAGCGTAACGAATAATAACGATACCTGAACCGCCAGCATTTAAACCGCTGTTGCCGCCACCACCGCCACCGCCCGTATTCGCTGTTCCCGCAGCACTAGCTCTAACGGTTCCGGGTGCAGTACCCTGACCATTACCACCACCACCCGTTCCACCATCACCACTTGATCCAGCATTTGAACCACCACCCCCGCCGCCAGCATAAGTCACGCTGCTGCCGCTGATAGACGAAGCCGTACCAGCACCACCAGCTCCGCCCTTACCGAGTGATGGAGACCCTCCGGTTGTTGCATTAGCGCCTACGGCAGAGTTACCGCCACCACCGCCACCAGCGGTATATATACCATCAGTGAGACCATTACCACCTGCGCTGCCTTGCGATCCAGTGCCACCCGCATTGCCGGGAGTCGTAGCACCAGAACCGCCGCCACCTGACCCACCGTTGCCCCCAATGGCGGACGTGTTTGCGCCAAAACCGCCACCGTTGGCAGTGATAGTGCTGAATATAGAATTATTGCCGATAGTGTGAGCAGAACCACCAGCGCCTACTGTAACTGTATAGGAAGTTCCGAGTGTTACTGCAAAGCCTGAAGCAGTTTGCAAACCACCCGCGCCGCCGCCGCCACCCGCGTTTGAATCATTCCCACCACCTCCACCACCAGCAACAACTAAATACTCAACAGCAGTTAGAATTGGTAGACCACCAGCAAGTAAAAAGTTTTTGGCGGCAAACATTATGGTGTGTACCCTTGGGCAATTGAACCGTACCAGTTTGTACCATCAGCAATAAAGGTCAAAATATCCATCTTGCCAGCAGTCGCAGTGATTGTTGGTGCGCCAGCCGTACCCCATTTGACCGAGGTGAATGTTGCTGTGCCGTTACCTGTGGTTGCTGCCTGTTTAAGCAGCAACACAAAAGATTTACCAGCCACATTCGCAGGCATGGTAAATGTGCAAGCTGTGGATGCTGTCAGGGTTGCAGTCTGCACCGTGCCGTTGGTCAATGCCAAAGTAGACGCGCTGGTCACCGTTCCGATGACAACAACCGCCTCAACATAATTGGTTACTGTTGGATTGTTAAACAAACCGTTAGCGCTTACCTTGGTAGTCGCGCCACTTTGCACAATTGGCAATACCTCAGTACCCGCTAGGGGGACGGTTGCGCTCGGTAGAGCAGAGATTTTTGTATCAGCCATTTATCACTCCAACAAAATTAGACCGCCGTCCTCTTGCACGAGGTTATTGCCGATCTCAGTTAAAAGATTGCCTTGCACCGTTGCACTGGCATACCCCGACAAAAGGGAAATAATGTTGCCAATACCGATGGCAACACCGTTCCGAATAGGGATGCCAAAGTAACTCATTGTGAATTCATTGGTTTGCAGTAGATCGTGCCGCCAGTAGACACTTGAATTGCACTCACGCGCCATTGACCGCTAACGCTGCTTGGCACTTTGAATGGAATCGGTGTAAATGGGGGGATAGGTGTGCTGGCTGTTGTAGCCGTAACACCTTCGCCGACCAACACATAGCACGATTGGTCAGACCAAACCACCACGCCTTGAGCGCCAGCAGGCCAAGTCCCAGTGCTACCAGCAGTGCCTGTGTAAGAAACAGACTTGGCTGGGAAATTGGTGTCTGCCAAAGGGTTTAAGAGTTCCATGATGATCCTTTACGCCAAAAAGCGCAGTTTGTACAAAGTGCGAAGATAAATCTCAATAATGTTGTCAATCAATTGTTGCAGCGATGTATCAGTCTTGTCAACCACTTCATATCTGCACTTTTCAATCTCATCAAGCTGTTCCTGCAAGAATTCAATCACATTGGTCGTTTTCTTGGCAGACATCAAGCTAATTGGCCCAATCATACCGTGTCTGCCTTGGTAAGCCTCGGCAAAGTCATCGGCAGCACCAATGATTCGGTCATAGAAGATATTGAGCGCAACGTGCTTGGAGTAACTGCGGGTGTTCAAGTGAACACTGTGGGTTACATCACGGGCTAGGAATAGCATTCCCATAAAATCATTGCATTTCATTTGGCATTCCTTGTGGTGGCATTCCTTGTCCCATTCCCTGTGGTTGCATTTCACCGGGTTCCTGAGTCATTTCGGGCGCTTCTTGCGATTCAACTGGCATTTCCATGTGCGGCATACCGCCAGCCACAATATCGCCAGAATCCATTGCTGCGTGGATTGTACCCATTACGATGTCCTGAATCTGCTCTGATGACATACTAGCCTGAACCGCAGCAATA